GGCAGGGTTAGAACACGCAAATTTAACCTTGTATTCTGAACCATATCCTGTAACTCTGGCAGCTACCAAAAGAGCGTTTTTATCTCCAATGAGAAGATCGTCAACTTTGATACGTTGGTCAACCAAGATATTCTGCAAAAATCGATCAACGACGATGCCTTTCTTGATTAGGGCTTTAGATGTCAGGATATCCTCATCCTTTGTCGTCATGAAGCGAATTTCAATGGTATCTTGTTTGTGAAGAGGATGGTCCTCTGGATAGAATTCGCCCTTTGATGGTAGGTCAACGAATTCTGTCGGGGTCACAAAGTCGAATGTAGGGGATGGAGCAGTGGGCAGATCCGCTGCGGGCACCTTCGTGCCAAGGCGGTCTTCATTTCTATTGGTCATTAAACACCTCTCTGGTTATGTAGGTAAATAGTATGCGCTAGAAATTAGTAACCAGCGCTGGCAGGAGCAACGCCGGCATTACCAACGTCTTTGATGAGTTCAGCATAATCGTAACGAAGTTCAAGCGTGATCTCGACCATTTCATCGCTGGAATAATCAAGCTCACCGAACTTAACAGAAGTCACCCAAGCATTGGTGAGCTTCCACTCTTCGATAGGATTACCATCGGCATCAATCTGTTTGATTGAAACGTTACCAAGAGCGCGAACGCTGTTGCCCTTGGAAATGGTATTTTGTGCTACCTGGGCATCGGTTGGGAGCTTATAGCCGGCTGCGCGGACAATCGCTTCCATCGATTTCGATGCGTCTGGAGTCACTGGATCTACCAATGTCACACTAATCTTCTCCCACTCGACTCGACCAGGATAATAAAACGAGTGATTGATAAACTGATGCTTTGACTCTGTGATAGAGAAGCTGGGCTTACCAACCTTTTTGATAAGCCAGGCATCCACACTACCCATGTTCAGAACCCACCTATATTGGCGTTTGGGTTCCGTGTTATGATCTGACCAAAAGCTACTTTTTGCCATTTTTCTTAATCTCCTTGAAAGCTCTCTTAATTTCCGTTAGGGAATTCTAAAACATAACCAATCGGGATCCAAGTCCCATATTCAGGATCCTTCTGTTCACAACGTAGATAAATTGCTAGTTCATCTCCCTCGCGGCGTGTCTGTTTTACTATCATCTTAACATCCAAAATCTTACCGTAATTTCCCACCTCTGCAAAAGGATTGTCTGAGCGAGGATCCTGGCTCATCTCTTTTCCAACTAACATTTTCTTCAGTTGTTGCGTATATTCATTTAATTTTGATCCCATATTTTTAACATCAGACACGATTTTTTGAATTTCAGGTGGAGCTTGAAGCGATTTGAATTCTTTCAATGTCTCCCTAACAACTGATTCTAAAAGCTTTCGTGATATTTTCATAGTAGTCCCCTATTATTCTAAATAGTCTCGCTAATATTAATCCTCAAAACTTGCGCCTGAGTCAGTAATAACAAAGTCGATTGCGATGAACTCGATAGCCTTGCGTGGCTTCAAGAAAATCTTGGCATACATGATGTTACGGTCGATCAACTCTGGAGTCGTAGTTTCCTTGTCAAGCTTAACCTTGAAAGAGGCAAGACCATAACGGGTCTGGACACTCTCCAAGAATGGATTGACCTTGCTCAAGAAACGATTCCAAGTCGTGTCAATGTTCTGGTCGAAAAGAATCGTAGCAGCAAACCGACTGATTTCTTTCTTCAAGTAAATCAGGAGCCGACGAACATTGATTCTGTCCAGCGCTGAAAGGGTTACCTGCAACGTCTTCTGACCGAAAATTACGATACCCTCTGATGGGAACGTAGCAATCGGGTTGATGTTAGCCTCATAAAGCTTATCACGCTGCTTTGAGGTTAGACGCTCACGAACACCAACAACTGGGATACCAGCAGAACCTTCGGTCAAACCACCACGAGTGAATCCCGCAGGAGCAAACCAAAGCTCAGAGTCAGCTTCGCTATTTGCCATGGTTCCAAGAGCGGCAATCGAAGGAGGTGCCCACAGGGTAGCTCCGTTGATTGAATCTCTGATTTGGACCCAAGGATAGTAGCAACAGCCGTATGAAGTATTCAAGCCACGATCACGCAAGTTGGTGATTGTGGTATCAACATCACCACGGTTAGTGGCTGAGTTATCACCTAAAGTATTCTCTGTCCCTGGGAGGAATCCACCCTTGAGATCGATGATACCAAGTGAATCTGCTCTATCCTCGCAAACCTTCAAAACATGAGAGGTAAGCGGCTCGTTGGTGATACCTGGGGCTGTGATAATATTACATTCCACGACCTCTGGATCCGCAACTGCATCAATCGCGCGTTTAACAGAGTTAAATGCGTAGTTGGTTTCTGGTGTTCCACCTTCAAGATCGGTGTTGTTAAATGCTTCTTTCTCTGTCAGGTCAAGACCGTCAAATCCACCAAAAAGTGGAGCAGTAAAACGGTCGAAACCAGCATCGAGAACAGCGCGGTGTCCATCACTGCTCAGTGCAGTAATAGAGGTACCAGCCGCTCGTGAGCCAGAGGTATATACGGCACCGACGCCGGATGTTACAACATCATCAAGAGTGAAAATCCAAGAATGCTCTGTCAGGCTTGACTTAGCAAACGAGTCATAGCCGGCTGGAAGCATTCTGATGTAATCGACATAACCTGGGTCGTGACGGACGCTAGTAGAATTAAGCGAATTATCAAGACCAAAGTATGCTTGCTTCGGGTTTGCAAGGTTTCCGTTGGCAGTAGAGGTTCTCTGTGCCAGTGTTGGAAACACAAACGAAGCAGTCAGCGCGCCAGTACCAGTATAGACGAACTGTCCGCCCTGGGCGTTGTGTGCAGCACTTCTTACAATGTTAAGCCCGCCACGGACATGAGCCGTAGTAAAGGCGGTTGAACCAGACGTGCTGGCAAACGCAGTGTGCGGAGCACCGGAACCCGACATGATTGTAAAACCACGATGGCGGATTGGACCATAGACACCGAAAGGAAGACTTTCAGCACTAATCGCGGCGGCATCTACATCCTGATTCATTTCAACGCGCACGAACTTGGACTGGTTAGGATAGTTGCCGTATTCACGATAACTACGCTCTTCGTCATCCCACGTTGCGTACATGTCACCAATCTTCTTAGCGATATAGTTTGGTGAAAACGGATTCAAGTTACAGCTTGAGAAACGCTCAGCGATTCGGATTGCGTTGTCGCTATCTTCTGCCTTGCGAATAACAACCGTGAAGACACCATACGGATCAGCAGGATTCGTAGATGGTTTAATGTCTTGAATCGAGATCTTCAGATTTGCTTGGTTCCATTCGCCAGTGTCAAGACAAACAAACTTGAAAAGCTTGGTCATATTGTCTGGGTCATAAGAGTTTTCAGAACCGGTAACGATTACCTGAAGGTCCTGGCGGAAAAACCAGCCAGTCTGAGGTGCTTGTGTTCCAGTCTTAAAGTCGCTGCCAGCTAGAGCAGCAGTAGCTCCAGCAAGACCAAGGACAACACCATATTGCGCACTTGAAGTCGCGTATGTATCAAGATGACGCTCGAATGTCTGACCGAGGAAGTAGCTTGATGTATTCGCACCAAGAGATACTGCCGCGTTGGTCAGGATTGGGTTGGTGTTAAAAACCTTGCGGATATACTTCTTTGAGTTGATATTGAAGTTAAAAGAGGTCGTCTCAACAACAGCACCAAGCTTGTTGCGTACAACAGCCTTAAATTCTTTGTAGGCTCCAACAGACTCAACCATAACGGCTGTACCGGAGACCGTAGTCGCGGCAGCGCGTAGAGTTCCGGTAAGAGCGATAGAGCCCTGATTGACATACCAGATAGCTGCCAGGGCGCCTGTTGCGGGCTGGTCACGATCCATGATGAAAAGACCGTAAGCTCCACCGTCAGCATCGGTATCACCGAGAGCAGTAGTGGCTCCGCTATCGTCGCGGGTTTCCCAACCAGCTTCGCCAGCAGCAGTTTTATCTTCGTGCTCGGCTCCAAGCAGACGGACAACTGTCAGTGGGCTATTATTGCGTAGCCATGCCTGTGCAGCATAAGCAGCATAAGTGGGAGCAGAAAGGTTTCCCTCTCTCCATACGTCACCACCCTGTCCACCGGCAACTGGGTCACCGAATACTTCAACGAACTCCGAGAAGGATTCAACCTTAACGGGACGGAGCGCAGGACCCCGACGTGTTCTACCAATAACAACAGGACCGACCAAGTTGCCGACTCGTGGGATCTGACTATTGTCGATCTCAGCGATCTGGATGCTTGGGCTTACGAATTTGAATTTGCTTACGCTCATTTTTGGTATTCTCCTCTACAATCAGCACGACTGTTTTCTCTAATAAATAGTGGTCAGATTCCTCAAAGACAGAAAGATTGCAAATTTAAGGTTGAGAAGTTCTTTTAGTGCGGCGGGTGGCGATCAGTTTAACGTTTTTTACGGCGCTGGGTTCCCATATACAGCCCGAAGGTATATCCCAATATTCGAGCCAATAGCGGCGGCTAACCAGCGGATTAATTTCGAAGCCGTGGTACCCAGACTCTTGCACGTTGAGCCAATTTATTTGCTTCTTCATATGAGACCAGCCAGGTTGATCATCGTTTATTACCGAAAATTGTTCTTCAAACTCCCTCAATTCTTCTGTTGTAGAGATTTTGCAAACCCTGCTATAGTCTATCTCAATGTCATAGAGGTAGTTCATTTCTTTTCTTTTGGAAGGAAAATTGTATTTAAGCCAATCGATCCAAGCGCCGCCGCATGAGTACCAAAGACCATCTGGCTTCCAGGCGGGAGCATCTTCTTGTGTTACATGCCTCATGCCTTTGAATGTGCCTTTTGAAAGGAATATATTCTGTTCTTTTCTTATCGGCTCAATTCTGTCTAGCCAGTCACCTCGGGATTCATCAAGAAATTGGCGCCACTCTGTTAGAAGCTTTTTCATGGTTTTGAAACTGATGCACCGTTTGGTCTGCCCATCATAATCTTTAAATGTTTCTTTCCGCCAAGCTGGCGTCTATACCAGCCGTCGTATCCTGGGTATTTACCTTGTGGGTGGGCGCCGAGCCATTCAACGTCTTTGCCCTTTAGGAGTTTTTCAACATCTGCCTCATTATCGACATATGGTGATTGATAGCGTGTAATCATTACGTGTGCAATAGCGTTAGAAAACTCGCCCCAGTTGCCGGGGGTATTAAGCATTTCTGCTGTTTTATCGATATACGCTTTCTTACCTTGTTTGTCTCCGTCAGATGCTCCACCTGTCATTTTAAGTCCTGCTGGGGAGTTCTTCCCAATACGCACTGCATCTGGCTCTGGATCATAATCAACGTCAACAGCTTTCCAATCGGTATGGTTTGATGGTAGATCATTGGCGTTTTGGAAGTCGATATGTCCGCCGATGCCGGCATATGATTTGGAGATCATATCAAAGAGTTCGTCTGATATGTCGGTATTCTCTGGGTCTTTTGATC